TCAAGGAACAGCAGTTCCAAGCGGTGGCGATGGTGGTGGTGGCGGTGCAACAGTTCCAACAATGTCAGCACCACAATTTAACGTAGTTGGACAAAGTGGAGTTAATCAGTTAGCAAGTTTAAACCAACAACCTATACAAGCTTATGTAGTTTCAGGACAAGTAACTTCACAACAGGCGTTGGATAGAAACAGGTTAGCAAACGCAACTTTAGGCGGTTAGAAAATACAACAAACAAACAATAATTAAATTAAATAGATATGCGAATAGTTGAATTAATAATTGACGAAAAAGACGAGACAAGCGGAATAGACGCAGTTTCAGTAGTGTCAAGTCCTGCAATAGAAAGCGACTTTATAGCACTAAAAAAACACGAAATAGAGTTAAAAGAAGTTGATGCTGAAAAGCGTATTTTAATGGGAGCGGCTTTAATACCTAACAAACAAATTTACCGCAAGAACGACAAGAACGAAGAATACTACATTTACTTTAGTGAAGAAACGGTACGCAAAGCAAGTGAATTGTTTTTTATGAACAGCAACCAGAACAACGCAACTTTAGAACATAAACAAAAGTTAGACGGAATGAGTGTTGTCGAAAGTTGGATTACAGAAGGAAAAAACGACAAAAGCACGAACTACGGATTTAATTTTCCAAAAGGTACTTGGGTAATTTCTATGAAAGTAAACAACGATGAAATTTGGAACAAAGTAAAATTAGGCGAAGTAAAAGGATTTTCTATTGAAGGTTATTTTGCAGACAAATACGAAATGAGTTTAGTAAATAACGAGCAAATTTTAATGGACAAAATAAAAGAAATTATTTTAAATGGCGAAGCAAACTAACGTTAAAGTTCATCTTAAAAAACCGAAAGTTAAACGTGCAGGAGTTCACGCAAAAACACGAAATAGCAAGTTAAAGTCAAGTAAAAATTACGTTAAAACTTATACACGACAAGGACGTTAAGTTTGAAAATACAACAAATAATAAACAATTAAATTATACATATATGAACACACTACAAAACGTTTACGACAAACTTGCTAAAACGGAATTAGCAAAACACGAAGTTAATTTAGGTTTAAATGATTTTGATAATTTATTATCAAGAGTAAAAGCAAAAGATGTTTCTTTTCAATCTACATCAAAAGTATTTGAAGAAGCATTACAAAGAGTTAAAATTGCTAAAAGTGATTTAATAGGTTATTCATTAGATTTATCTGAAATACAAGATTTAGCAAAAGCACAAGTAGATAAAGATTCAAAATTAGCTAAAGATTTAGGTTTAGACCCTTCTCCATTTATTAAAAAATATAACGAAATAAATACATTGGCGGATAAACTTATTGTTAAAATTAGTAATCAAACTAAATTAATTAAATAAAACACAAATATGAAAACAAGCGTAATTAATCAAATCAAAACACTTTTAGGAATGGAAGTGAAATTGGAGACAATGAAATTAATGGACGGAATAACAATTTTTGAAGCCGACACATTTGAAACTGATAAAGAAGTTTTTATTGTAACTGAAGACGAACAAAAAATTCCTGTTCCGATTGGAGAATACGAATTAGAAGACGGACGTATTTTAGTTGTAGAAGTTGAAGGAATTATTTTAGAAATAAAAGAAGTTGCAACAGAAGAAGAAGTTGTTGAAGAAGCTCCAGAAGTAGAAGAAGAAGTTGAAGCACAAGCAACACCAACAGCAAAAAAGACAATTGAAAGCGTAGTTAAAGAAACGTTCTTTGCAGAAATAGAAAAATTAACACAAGAAAATATAGAGTTAAAAGCACAATTAGAAAAGTTGTCTAAAGTTGACGAAGTTACAAACGAAGTAACCGAACTTGCAGACGTAAAGCCAATTGCGTTTAACCCTGAAAACACGAATGAAGTTGAACGCGTTCAATACGGTTCAAAGAGACCACGTACAATAATGGACTCAATATTAGAAAAACTAAACAAATAAGTATAAACAATTTAAAAATTTAAAAAATGCCAATAGGAACTAACCCTGTAATAACGACAACTTACGCAGGAGAATTTGCAGGAAAATATCTTGCAGCAGCTTTATTAAGCGCACCAACATTAGAGCAAGGTGGAGTAACAATACTTCCAAATATTGCTTACAAACAAGTTTTACAAAAAGTAGCAACAGGAAACATAGTAGCAAACGCAACTTGTGACTTTACAGCTTCTGGAACTGTAACATTAACAGAAAGAGTATTAACAACAGAAGAATTTCAAGTAAACATTCAACTTTGCAAGGCTGACTTAGAGCAATCTTGGCAATCAATTGAAATGGGTTATTCATCTTTTACAAAATTACCAAAGTCTTTTGCAGACTTTTTAATTGCTCACGTTTCAGCAAAAGTAGCAGCTAAATTAGAAACTACAATTTGGAGCGGAACTAACGCAACAGCAGGAGAATTTGACGGATTTAGAGCGTTGTTATTAGCAGATTCAGACGTAATTGACGTTGCTAAAGTTGTTGGTGGTATTACATCAGCTAACGTAGTAGCAGAAATTGGTAGAGTAGTTGATGCTATTCCTGCAAGTCTTTACGGAAACGAAGGTTTAAGAATTTATGTATCTCAAGCTATTGCAAAATCTTACGTTCGTGCATTAGGTGGTTTTGGTGCTTCAGGTTTAGGAGCAAACGGAACAAACCAACAAGGGACACAATGGTACACAAACGGTTCACTTTCATTTGACGGTATTCCAATTTTTATGGCTAACGGAATGACGGCAACGGATATGATTGCAACAACAGTTGATAACCTTTATTTTGGTTGCGGTTTGGAAACGGACAAGGCACTTGTGAAGGTTATTGATTTAGCTGATATTGACGGTTCGCAAAATGTACGTGTAATTATGCGTTACAACGGAGCTGTTCAACACGGTATTGGTTCAGACGTAGTTCTTTATTCATAACATTAAATAAAAAGCGTAGGTAACTGCGCTTTATTTTATTCATAATTTAAAAACAAAACAAAATGGCTTGTTTATTAACACACGGTAGAGCTGAATCTTGTAAAGAATTTGTTGGCGGTATAAAGTCAATATACTTTATTAACTACGGAGATTTAGGCGCAATTACTTATGATGGTATTTCACCACCACTTCCAGACATTACCGACCAAATTAAAACTATTGCAGGAACTTTCAGTTTATTCAAGTATGACTTGAAAGGCGCAAATAGCTTCGAGCAAACAATTACAAGTTCACGTGAAAACGGAACTACATTTGTAGAGCAAACTTTAACTTTTACAATTAAAGGTTTAGATGCACAAACTACAAGACAAATGAAATTACTTGCTTGGGGTAGACCACACGTTATAATTAAGACGAACGCTAACAATTTCTTTTTAGCAGGACTTAATCACGGAATGGATGTAACAACAGGAACTATTGCTAACGGTACTGCAATGGGTGACTTAAACGGTTACACATTGACACTTGTTGGACAAGAGCCAATTCCTGCAAATCATTTGCCTGTTGCTTCACCTTATCTTGATGCAGATTTAGTAGGTGCAACAAAAGTATTTACAGGTTTAACAACTACAAATATTATTTCAGCTTAACACTTAAAAAATTATTTTTAAAGCCGTTCTTCACAGTTCGGCTTTTTTTTGGTCTTAAAAAAAGAACAAAAACACGAATATTTAATTATAACTATATGATAGTATTAACACCTTCAGGAAGTCCACAAACATTTAGTTTTATTCCACGTGACAATACGTTTAATGTTATGGAACTTACAGACGAACAAACAAACGTAACAACGCCTGTAGCGATTACTTCAAGAACTGTTGGAGACTACATTTATACAATTACAGCAACCTTTGGTTTAGTAGAAGGACATTTTTATAATTTAGTTTTAAGAGTAGGCACAACAATAATATTTAAAGACCGTGTTTTTTGCACGGCACAACCATTAGTTACATTTTCGGTTAACAATAACCAATATGTAAGTAATACAACAACAAATGATTTTATAGTATATGAATAATTTACACGTTTTAAATTTGTCGGCTTATACGTCACCTGTTATTTCGGAAACTAACCGAGAAAATTGGGTTGACTTTTTAACTGAAGACGGAGACCAATACTTTCAATTCTTAATTGAACGGTATTCTAATTCAACAACGAATAACGCTATTATAAACAACGTAGCACGATTAATATACGGAAAAGGTTTAAGTGCATTAGACGCTAATAAAAAGCCAAACGAGTACGCACAAATGATGTCTTTATTTCACAAAGAAGACGTACGTAAAATGGTTTTAGATAGGAAAATGTTTGGACAATTTGCTATTCAAGTACACTA